TTTTATCTCCTTACGGCAGCTGAACCGAAGTAAAATCCTGACACAGCAGCTAGAAAGTGTGTATCTGCTGTAGTAATTACAATACCACTGATACCTTTAAATGTTGTAACCTCTTGGGTACTGCCAAATATCCACCACCCTTCTTTAACTTGCTCTAAGTACATTAGATGTACAGCAATAGATGGGTCTATAAAGACGGCTAGCTTTGGTAAACATATAATAAATAATACTGATAATAATGCCATCCATCTACGGGTTACACTTTGGAAGTGCCCGCCGTGATTACGTGCGTCCTGTATAGCTGCTCTATCAACCTCAGCACGTTGTATTAAAAACTTTTGTTGGTCTGCCTTGTCTTTCTGACTAGCTGACCACAGACTAAGAACACCTGTTAAAAGCCCTGAGCCCAGCATTGTAATTACTTCAAAAGGTATCATTTGTCACTCCAAAAATATCCAATAATAATTGCAGCTATGCCACCTATCCACATAAGAAAACTTACAGCTCCCTTACCTTTAGCGACATCTTCCTGTAACGATTCTACTTTTGTCTCCAGTCGGTCTAGCTTTTCAGCAAGTTGTTCTAATGTTACTTTCATTTAAGAAATATCCTCTCTATGACTTAGCTTATTTTTATACAATATCTTTAGTTTTTCTACTTTTTTATTTGGTCGTGATTGTGCTAATAAATTGGCATAAGCTATGTATTGTAAGTAAATATTACTACCATTGTATATGGTTACATCTCTATTTGGCAAAGAACAAAACTGATACACCAAGTTTTCTGCAAATTCTCCTATTACATTTTTAATGTAATCTCTTGTAATTTCTACCTTTATTTTATGTAGGTTTTTGTAAAAATAATTTGTGCCATATATTGCATGATATAATCCAGCTAAGCACACATCTTCAGGCAAGCTTTCTCTTTTTAAAAAATCATATACATCTTTTGAATGATGGTAAAATGTTGTTGTCCCATGTCCAATTCCATCAGTTATTGTTTTAAAATTTTCTATGGCGTCCATTTGATATCTAATACTGTATTATATCCATCAATGTCTTTTCTTTCTGTTACATCATTTGTTTTTCTATCAATAAATAAAATTTGTGCAAAAGTACCAATGCTACTTGAAGCTCCCACAATAATATGTTTTTCTGTTAATTGTAATCCTCTTAAAAAATAATGTTTTGGATTAGCTAATTTAAGTTCAAAAACTATTTTGTTTGATTTCCAATTTATACAAGTTAAACACCCTGTCTTTGTAGACAATGTATATAAAAAATTATTTTCTATTTCACAGTTATGACTAGAAAGACCATACTCACAAATATATTTTATCTTTTCAGAATCTAAATCTATATAAAAATATTGAGATGGTTTATTGGTAGTAACTGAGTTGTTATGCAAACAAAAAAATATTTTATTATCATGTAAACATAAAGAATTTACATGGTGAGAATCTTCTTTGTTACTGCCATAAGTTTCTTTTAGTTTTTTACAGTCTATCGTTTTTGTTTTGTTGTTATGTGTAAGTCTTATTAGGTCTTTACCAGTGTTTGTGTAACACCTAACTTTTTTAGTTTCTATAATTTGATGAGGGTTTACAAAGTCATGCAAGGTTTCATGTTCAAGATAGTTGCCCTTATTATCTAATTTTATTAATTTGTCATGCGTTACAACAAATAGTTTTTGTTCTCTCCAATAACATCCGAAGGGGCGAAAAAAATTTGTATTAGTTAATGTATCTGGTAAGGCGTCTTCTTTGACAAAATTAATTTCTTTAGTTTGTTCGTTAAAAAAACCAATTAAAGCCCTATTGTTTTCAAGGCGTCCTCTGTTTTGGACTGTGATTGCAAACATAATTCTATTTCCTTTATGAGTTTTTCTGATGGGTTATCTTCTTTAGCCCAGTTGAACCCAAATGAGTATCTCTTAGAATTTGTTACAACACAATGCCAAAAGGGATTTTCTTTGTTAACGTGGAAAAACCTTACGTTCCATCCTTTCTCATCATAACTGTCAATGATTTCTTTTGTGTATGGATTTCTATATCTAAAAAAATTTGAATTGTTTTCAAAGCTGTAGGTAAAATAACACCTTATACCTTGTGCAAGATTGTTAGTATGCCATCCCATAAAACCATCTTTCGGATAAATAAAACAAGCAGTACTGTCCCAATAGCCACCATGAACATTAGCAAGATAATCTTGAATTAAGTGTATATTAGTATCATCTTTATCTAGTCGTGTGAGCTTAGAGTGTCCATAATTAAAAAAATTCAAATTAGATATTTTTATATTTTTTTCAAGTTCTTTTTTAGAAGTACATGAAATATCTCTGTGAGTATAAACTTCAGCAAGAATTTTTGTTTTGTCTTTGTTAGGTAATATGTCTTCTAGGGTAAAGTCAAATGCCATTAACTTAATAACCAGCCTAAAGTATTGTCTTCTTGGTATGTAGCTTCATCCCAGTTATAATTATTACCATCATTTGGATGTGGTATAGGAGCTTCCCATAAACATGTGGTCTCATTTAAAGTCCAAGAGTTAAAAGGTTGAGGGGCATAAAAAGCGTCCCTTGTGCTGTCAAAAATCATTCCTATACAAGCATAGTTTTTTCTAAATGGTGTGCCATTTAAGGCATGAACATTTCCTTTAGTGTTGTATGATGTTTGTTTCCAAGTATCGGTAGTACCATAAAGACTATTTAAAAAATCTGCACCAGCTTGTTCTGTTGTAGCAATATCATTAGAAACTACTTCAACAGCAATAACAATATTGTTTTCATCTATCTTTGCAAAATGTGCCATTAGGTTGTGTAACTCCCACTACCTGTAAATGTTAATATAGTATTACTTCCACTTGTTGAAACTGATGGACTACCTGATGTTGTGCCAGAATATCCAGCTGTAGGTAAAGATAATATAACAACACCTGAACCTCCTGAACCACCTGTGTTACGGTTTCCACCACCGCCTCCGCCGCCTTTGTTAGCTGAGCCATTACCACCTGTTGAATTTCTACCACCGTTGCCTCCGCCACCAGAGCCACCAGAGCCACCGCCACCATTGTTGTCGGTACCACCACCGCCTCCGCCAGCCCTTGTTACAGATGAACCTGTAATAGAATCAGAAGCTCCTGAGCCACCAGCACCACCAGCTGCATTAGAGTTAATTCTAACAGATACGCCATTACCACCAGCAGCACCAGCACCACCTCCACCAGCACCTGAATGGTCGGATGTAGAATAATCATCTTCAGTAGAAGCATGGTTTGGGCTTACAGAACCACCATTGTTACCTTGTCCTGATGTACCTGAACCACCCTGTGAAGTATGATTCGAACTATTATAGTCTGTAGGGGGTTGTCCACCACCTCCACCTGAGCCTCCATTTCTACCATGATGTCTGTTTTGGTTTCCGCCATCTTGTTCATCATCACCAGCTCCACCTCCACCTGTTGAGGTTATGTTTGTAAATCCACTTCCTGTAATTGAGGTACTTGAACCATCACCGCCTTGTTGAAAACCAGTGTTAAGGGCTCTACCAGCTCCGCCTCCACCTATAGAGACTGTGATAACAGTGTTTCTGTTAAAAGTAGCACTCAGTGTTCCTGTGCGTCTACCGCCAGCACCTCCGCCACCAGCTCCTCTATGGTTAGAGGCACCACCGCCACCACCAGCTATATTTAAATAAGTAACATTATATGGGGTAAAGCTTGATGTACCATAAAAGTCTGCTGCTAGTTGTATCTCACCACTACTAGGTGCATTACCACTTCCATGATATTCAGATAAAGCATGTGGTTCAGAGCCACCAAATTCAGCAGCTATCTCGCTTAGTTTTATTTGACCACTACTTTGTAAAGCCATCTTTTAACTCCTTAATTTCCTCTTTGAGTTCCTTAATACAGTTAATTAATAAGCCATGTATAGCGTCATACTCTACAGTTTTATATTCTTTACCGTCATGTAGTGCTAATTTCTTTTCTCTAACAGCCTCAGGTAAAACTTTTTCTAATTCTTGTGCAATAATACCAGCAGACTTCTGTCCGTTGTGTCTTGTAAATGTAACACCTCTGACTTCGTCTATCTTATCTAGTGCATTAGGTATCATTTCGATATCAGATTTTAATGCAACATCAGATATTGTGGTTGAGAAAGCAATGACATCTCCATCTACATGTAGGTCGCCATCAGATTCTAATCTCATTTCTTCAGCACCGCTTGTACTAAACATCATAGCATTAAGATTATGGTCGTATTTAATAACACCTGATAAAGCGTTTTCACTATCACCGAAATATATTCTAGCAGAACTTGAACTTCCTGTTAGAAAGCTCATACCGCAATCCCCTGAACCCTCTAAAACTAATTCATCTGCGGCTGTATTAGGTGTTGCACCTGAAGCGGCAGTTTTAACATGAAGTACCCCAGCTGGACTTGTAGTTAATACACCTACCCTGTTGTTTGTTGAATCTACTTTTAATGTGTCTGTATCAACAGTCAAATCACCACTACAAGATATAGCACCTGTACCCGTAATATTATTTGAGTTTAAATCTAAGTCACCACCTAATTGAGGTGATGTATCTCCTACTAAATCTGTTGATATGCCTGTTAAATTAGCACCATTAATTGCTGGTAATGTACCAGTCAAATTCGCTGCTGGAATTGCTCCTGTTCCTGTAATGTCATTACCATTTAGGTCTAAGTTACCACCTAATTGAGGTGTTGTATCTTCTACAACATTAGATATTTCTGTACCACTAGCTGTGGCGTCTAACCAAGCAGAGCCAGTATAAACTTTCATTTTGTTTGTTGTTGTATTGAAATACAAGTCACCAGCAGTTAATGCGTCACCGTCATTATCTACTGTAGGGTCAGAAGCTTTAGCTCCTAAGTATGTGTCATCAAAGTTATCTGCTGCTGCCTCAGCTGCTGCTTGAGCTGTTTGAGCTGCGGTCGCAGAAGTTGCTGCATTGGTCTCAGATGTACCAGCATTTGTAGCAGAAGTCGCTGCGTTGGTCTCTGATGTGCCAGCATTGGTCGCAGAAGTAGAAGCCGCAGACGCACTAGACGCCGCATTGGTTTCACTTGTGGACGCCGCACTAGCTGAGCTAGCCGCTGCCGTAGCAGAAGACGCTGCGTTAGTCGCAGATGTCCCAGCGTTGGTCTCAGACGTACCAGCGTTTGTTTCGGATGTACTAGCGTTGCTAGCAGATGTAGCCGCAGCTGAAGCCGAAGCCGCTGCGTTTGTAGCATTAGTAGCTACGGATGATTCGGAAGACGCTGCGTTAGTTGCAGAAGTCGCTGCTGCACTTGCCGAGTTAGCCGCCGCTGTAGCAGACGTGCCAGCTTGGGTTGCACTTGTTCCAGCGTTAGTCTCAGATGTCCCTGACGCTGTTTCACTAGCTGCCGCCGCTGTCGCACTGGTTGCCGCTGCTGTAGCAGAAGAAGCCGCATTGGTTTCACTAGTAGAAGCGTTGGTCGCACTAGTAGAAGCGTTGGTCGCACTAGTTGCAGCATTAGTTGCCTGTGTTGTAGCCTGAGCTAACTGAGAGGACATAGCTGTTTCTGACCAGTTCTTAGTAGCTGCGTCTTGAGCTGATGTTGGGTCAGCAATGTTAGTCAAACGTTTGTTTTGACCATCCCATTGAAAGTTAACGTTAGATAACTTAATTACGTCACTAGCGTCATCAATAGCCTCTTGAGACATAAAGAACGCTTGGTCACTATCCGTGTCTAAATCTGATTCTGTTAGTACTGAACCTGACGCATAATCTACGAGCTTTGTGCCCTGACTTGTAGTTCTACGGATTTCTATAGCTACGTCAAGAGCGGGTGCAGTAGTAAATGTAATTTGTGTACCAGCCCCATTAAATGTAAACGCAGTAGTAGCGACACCATTTAGCGTAACTGTTACGTCTTCTTGTGCTCTGTAGCTAAAAGGCACTGAATAGGCTGTGGTGTTACCGTTACCTGTGTACCTTACAAAACTGTTTGCCATGTGTTTCCTCTAAAATGATTCTTCTAAGACGGGGACTTTATTAGTCTTCTCTTATAAGTGTTGTTAATCCTTCATCTACTTCTTCTTCTAATTCTAAAATAGTTTTAACTTTACCACCTATTTTAAATTTAAAATGTTCTTTCATGTGGTCTCTTGCGGCTTCATTGTAGTCATTAAGTATTTGCCTTAAGTATGCTCCACCTTCATATTCACCACCCAGTAACCTGTTTTGTCTGTATAGAGTGTTAAACGTAGATGTAGGGTTATCTATTTCATATGCTATAGTTTCGTTTAAAGTTCTATCGTCATATCTATCGTGTATAATATTTTTAGCTACAATTTTCATTCCTTCGTACAGCGAAGTCTTTTCAGGCATTTCTAGCTTTTTATAGAATGAATGGTTTTTACCATCTTCCATAGCAAACGATTCAATTTCATACTTTCTTAACTCTAGGTTTGGTGCTTCTTTTCCCAGTCCTTTAAGTTTATATGAGTCAGCCATCCCGTTATAATTGGATGTAACAGCTGCGTCTAATAACTTACTTTTACCTGATTCACTTAAATTTAATTTGTTACCGCTTCTGTCATACATCAATGCACTTAAACCTCTATCCATAGGGACAGCATGTATAATGTTTCTTGGTGGATATGGGTTATGGAACATGTCTCTCTTAGGAGCAACCATGTCTGCATAGTATGGCTTTTCAAATGCGTTATCTAATAGCTCCTCATTAACATATTTAATTAATTCATATGGAGTACTATCAATCATCTTCTTACGGAACGTATCTATTTCGTACCTAGCTTCTGCTAAGGCTCTGTTTGTAGAACGGTTTAGCGTTACTGCTGGTACTGTTTTAGAAGCTAAATTTGAACCGTACTGTTCTAGCTTTGATACAATACTAGAATCAGGATTCATTAGTATGTTTACTAAATTAGCAAACTCTCTCATATACATTTGATTAGAAATCCTGTGGTTGTAATAAGCTAGTTGTGCTGAGAAAAACTCATTCATCTTAGCTGTAGCAAGAGCCATATCAGCTGAATACATAGGGTCTAACTCTATTTCTTTTACTTTCTTTTGCCACAGTTTTATATCTTGTGCTAATTCTAAATGTGGAGCAAACTGAATATATTTACCAATATTAACTATTTGTTTATCCCCGTTCTCATCTGTAAATCTAAAGGTGTATCTTTTAGATATGTCAGGATGGTCACCACCTGTAAAGTTTTCGTCATCAAAGTAATGATATGCAGCAAGTGTAGTTATTAAACCTAAAGAAGATTGACTGTGAGCTTTAGTACGTATAATAGGGTCTTCTGCTCTCATCATTTTCCACCAGTCACTAACTACCATGTTTAACACTGGTGTTCTTATAGCAAATTCTTTTATTAAATTGTTAGGCGTCTTCATAAAATGAAGTCCTGTTAGATAACGTCCCCATCCCCATTGGTTAGCAAACTTTATAAACCTACCACCTATGTCGTATTGGTTTCTAGTTTGTTCAGGGTAGAATTGATTAGGTTCAAATATCTCTCTTTTTGGATTGTTAGTAAAGTTTGATTCCCTTCCTACATATGTAGGGTCGTATGCTACAGATTTAGTAAGTTCATCTAATGAGCTTATTTCAGACTCATCAAAATCTTTAGTCATTCTAAAGTTACCAAACTCATCTTCGTATTGATAAAAGAGTTCACGGTATTTAGTAGCAAATTCTCCTGTGTCTATTTTAGCTTCAAGCTCAAGTATTTCATCTTCCATCTTTTGTACTTTAGCTTTGTCAACCTTGTCTAAAGATAGTTGATAATTTATTTCCCTTCTTAAATGCCTAATCTGTTGTTCTTCTACTAATGCTTTAGTTACATCTTTAGGTTTCTTACCCCATAACTCAGGATAAAACTTACGCATACGGTGATTTACATGAGCTATTCTATAGGCTCTGTTTACTAAGTTTTTTATAAATGTATCTTCAAAGCCTAATGACTTAAATGCAAAGTTAGAAAACTTAGAGTTTATACTTATATACGGACTTGTTAGTAATTTTTCTAAAGCGTTACCACTAGCTTCACTTTGCTTAACATATTGGTTAGCCATGAATAATCTTGGCTGGTCAAACTTATGTTCAAACTGGTCACCAATAGAACGTTGTAGTTTAAACGCAAGCATAGCGTCTTTTAACGCACTTACGTATACAAACCTGTTTTGCATATTTACATCATTTAACATGCGTAATAATTCAATATCACCAGTTTTACCTAGATGTATAATACCCGCTAAATAATCTTCTAATCTCATGTGTGATGTTTTTATACCAGCACTTGACATGTTAATTATATGAGTAGATATATCTAATAGCAGACTTCCTGTAACTACTTCGTTTAAAGCTTGACCAAAAGTAACTTGGTTTTTATTTGCTCTAATATTTGCGTCATCTATAAGCTGCTGTAGCTTATAAGGGTTGTTCATGTGTTCACCCATCTTAGCAAGTGTTTCTATACGTTGCTCTACTGACATATCTGCAAAGCCACGTTTAAAAGCGTTTACAGCTTCTGTCATTAGCTCGGCTTTTTGTAACATTAATTTTTCTACTTCATTTAAGTCTCTAGTTAACTTGCCTGACTGTACAATGTCTGACGCAGCTGTCCCAGCCCCTGTTGATATTTTTGATTTTTCAGCAATATCTAAGAACACATCTTCCATTTCTTTAGCTAGTGCTGCTTTTTCTTTTGGAGTTACTGCTTCTTCTATTAAGTCTCTTAGTTTAACAAATTGTTGTATTCTACCTAACACTTCTAAATCAGCGGCAAACTTAAGAGCAGCTCCTTCGTCACCCATTTTTGACAAATGTTCTAACATTTCAAACACTCTATCAGTGTCTTTAGTTTGTAGTTCTATGCCTCTGTCTTTTGCTTTCTTTAGTAAAGCTTTTCTGATTTCTGTTCTAATAACACCGTTCTTTCCTAAGCTATCCATAATGTTTTTTATTTCTAACTTAAAATCATCAGAGCCTTTAATCTTTTCGTAGTTTAGTATGTCAGTGGTTCTACTAAATTCTTTTGACTTTTGTATAATTAAATCACTTTCATCAGGCTTTTCTATTTCTTTTTTAGTAGTTGCTGCTGTTTTCTTTTTACCGCCTTTCTTAGGTTTAAATGTTTTTAATTCTCCTTTAGCGTTTACCTGATAACTTACGTTGTTCTCAATATCTAAGTCACGAAGTTCTCTGTTTACATCTCTTAGAAACCCTGTTTCTTTATCTTTGTAATACTTTGAGTTAGCCCCTTTTAATGAGTATCCAGTAAATATTCCACTAGTGAGAGCACTTATACTTCCTGTTAGTGTCCCTGATTTTATCATTCTCCAAGTAGAAAATTCATTGCTTAATCCAGCTTCTATTTCAGATTCTTGAGCGTGCATATCATGTGCTACACCTACACCAACACCTATAAGACCATCAAACGCAGCCGCTGCTTTTGCAGAGTTAAGTGTCATTTGACGTGCTAGTTCATTGTTATCAAAGTATTTAGCTAAATCTTCATCACTAATGTTTTCTAAAGCTTCTTTACCTTTTGTTTTTTCAATTTTATCTTTAGCTATTTTCTTTTTAACTACTTCTACTGCCTCAGTTATAGCTTTGTTTTTACCTGAGCTTGTAGCTAATTTACCTAAGCCTAGTGAAATATAAAAAGTAGGGTCTTTAATAGTCATCTCAGGTAAGAAATGTTTTATCCATTTCCAAACACCTATACCACCTTGACCAAAGTCAGGTAAGTCTTCATATAGCTGAGTCATTTCCGCCCAGTCTGCTCTATACTCATTGTCTTTAGACAGGTCACCCATAGTTACGCCATAGACTTCTGTTATAGCTTTCCCTGTGTTGTGATAATTTCCAATTCTATCTTCATAAAATAGATGTACTTTTTCTAAATCAGATAACTCAGAAACGTCTTCATCATATTTGTTTTTATAAAAACGTGGGAATACAACATCTAAAAAATCTCTAGATTCTAATTTATCTAAAGCTATTTGCTCTCTTTCTATTGAGCTTGCTGCGTCTCTAGCGTTACGTTCTCTTGAGTTTCTGCGTCGTTGTCCTGAGTTAAGCCTATTAAGTTCAGGTTTAACTTCTAAAGGTGGCATGGTTTTTTCTTCTACTTTTTTTGCACCGCCTTCTGTAAGTCCTTCTTCTTCTATAGGTCTTATATCATATATGCTTTCTGACACTATCTAATCCTCTTTAAAACATCTTTAAATTCTTCTAATGATAAATTAAATTGAGTAGCAGCTGCTTCCAATGCTTCATCATTAAGACTTCCTAATAAGTATCTACCGCTTATTTCTTCACCTATAACAGCTTCTAACGCTTCTTTAACTCGTTGTGCTTGACGTACTTCATCTTCATCTGTAAAGGCGTCTCTAACTTGTTGTATTAAACCTAAATCTTCTTCAGTAGTTACGTCTTCTTTATTTAAGGTAGACATTCTGTCAACAATGTTTCTGTTACGTTCCATTATTTCTTCTGTATTGTCATATAGCTCAGGATAGTTTTCCATGATTTTACTAGCAACAATAGCCATGTCAGTCCTGTCTAGTTTACCCTTTGCTTTAAACAAACTAGTTTTAAATATGTCACTATTCATTAATATAACTGGTATAGGTTGTCCAGCAGCTTTTGAAGTTGCTACTATATTTTCAATCTCTTCTATTTTACCTATAGTGTCGAAACCAGCTTGACGGTCAAACACATTCATTACATCTCTAGATATAGCATTTATTAATGTGTCTTTAGTTTCATCAGGGTTCATGTCAAAAGGTGTGTCCATGAATTGTGTTATAGCTTTTATTTCAGCGTTTGTACCAAACCTGTTCATAACTTGGGTTTCAATTTCTTGTAGTTTACTTTGTAACTTTTGTTCATATGCTATTTTAATTTCATTAGACGCCGTCTCAGATGGTGGAAAGTTAGCAACGTCTTCTGTTAACCATGTTCTTAATTGCTGGTGTATTGATTGTTCTATGACAGAAAAGACTCTTCTTTGAGCTTGTCCTTTCTTCTCTATTTTAGAATTAGTTACAACAATTTCAGAAAGTTTATCTACCATTGTTGTTACTTGTGGCATACGTGTAACATCAACATTTTTCTTATAAGCTTCATTTGCTGTGGTAAAGAATTTTTGAAGTTCTCTAGCTTCCATAGGGTTTAATTTAACGCCTTGTGAAATAATGTCATTTAGAAATTGGTTATACCCATCATCTGTTCCAAAATAATTACCATTAGCTATTTTTTGTTTATAGCCATTTAGTATTTGTGTATTATTAAAGACGTTAGGAGCTCCTGAAAAAGCTACTTTTACTTTATTAAATGAACCTATATGAGTAGGGTTAGTTAATTCTTTTGAAATTAATAATTTTTGTTCTTCACTTAGAAGCTGACCACCTGTTAAAACTTCTCCACCTAGTTCTACACCTTCTATAGTTTCTCCAGTTACATACATAGAATTTAATACACCAAACCTTAGTTTATTAGCTTCTTTTTTTGCTTTAGCTTCTGCTACAGTTTTAGTATTACGTCCAGCTATTATCTTAGCCATTAAATCATAAGCAATAGGATTACCTGAATCTAATAAAGATTTAACTTCCATCTTACCGTTGTAGCCTCTGTGTGACTTTAAGAAACTTTCGGCTCTATCATAGTCACCGACTTCTATAAGTTGTTCAGCCCCTTGTAAGATAGTTGCATTAATTTGTTTAGGGGTAGGTGGTTTGCCATCACTATTTAGTTTTGTTTCTAGACGTTGTGATATTGTTATACCGTTTTCTGTGCCTTGATATATTTTTATAAAGGCAGCCATACTATCTATTTCTTCTTTGTTTCTAACCTCAAATCTACTCTGAGCGTCTTGTGTTAGAAAAGCTGCTTTCTTCTCATTCCAAACAGAAGCATAAGCACCTGAAAAATATTTACCACCTTTATTAAAATCTGCTGTTACATGTTCATTTAAAAATTCTTCAGCACTTTGTGACTTAGGGTCATAATTGTCTTGGTTAGCTAATACTGATTTCCAATCTTCAGCAGCTTGTGTTTTACCCATCCACATATCATTAGTAGCTGTGGCATACATGCTGTTAAGTTTCTCATTTTCACCTGAAGTAATAATTTTTTGTATATCTTCAAGTGATGTACCTGAAGCTTGTAAACTAGCTAATTCTACTTCAGCTTCTTTTTGTTGTCTTTCTATATAAGTAGAACCCATCTCTTGTAACTTAGGTGTAACAGTTTTTAATGCTTCGACAAGACCATCAGTTTGTACTGTGGCTCTTCCAGCCCCAGCAAATGTAGTGCCGAAGTATTTATTAGTTACTTTAGATTCATATGCCATTATTTATAGACTCCTGTAATATTCCCCATTTGTACTTTACTAGCTAAAGGTGATAATTTTTTCTTACCTGTCAATGCTCGTTGAGCGTTTATATCCATCCCATACATAGACCTATTAGCTATTTCAGTTTGTGTAGATTGATTAATTATTGCGTTCTGACTCATTCCATATCCAACAGCTGTTGTGCCTATTTCTAAGCCAAGACCTAATAAACTAGGTTCTGTAACAGGTTTAATGTATTTAGCACGAGTTTGCTGCATGTCTGCGTATGCTTGTGTATATTGATAATTAGCTTTGTACATATCTGATAAGAAAGCATTTTGCAGTTCTACATAATCTGTATCACCAGTGCCAGCTAAATCTTGTATTACTTTAAATGGATTACCAAAACCTAAGTTAAGTGCTTGTGCTTGTTTCTTACGCACGTCCATTTTACGTTTAAAGTCTTCAAGAGCAAATTCTCTAGCGGCTTCTACTTTTTCGCCTTCTATCTTTTGGATGTCATTAAGGTAAGCTATGTTAGCATTTTGTTCAGTAATTTTATTAGCTTCTGTTTGAGCTTTTGCTGCTGCTCGTTGGGTTTGATAACCCTGTATAGATTGCATTACTGACATTACTGCCATTGCTTCTGCGACGCCGCACATATTATGTCATCTCCTTCATCATTAAATAAAATGGCATTTTGCCTTTGCCATAATGTTCATCTCGTTGTATTTCTTTAAAACCTAAATGCTTAAGCCACTTAATAGATTTTGTATTTCTACAGTCTACCCAGTTGTATAAATATTTATAGTTTTTTCCCATTTGTGCCATCCATTCAGGTGACTGTCTTATAAATTCTTTTTTGTAATTAAATAACTCATCACTAGATAATAACCAAGCCACGCCATAGTCAGGCTCTAACGTTGGTACACTACCAAACATTCCGATAACATACTCTTCGTCTGTGCCTATGACACTCCATGTTCTATGTCCTGTATACTGAAAAGGTGTCATAAGAGCCTCAGCAGCTCCTATATTGTCTGACGCTTTGATTTCGTCTCTGTCCGCTTGCCTCATTTTAGGTGCAAGAAAAGCTATGTCTGCTGATATTGCCCGCCTCACATGTGCCATTATATTCTCTTAGAACGTCTGTGGTAGTAACCTTCCACTTCAGCACTGGGAATAAACATAGGTAAGTGTGAGCTACTTTTTATATCTAATGTAAATAATGTATTTCTACTTTGTACAGGAACAATAATAGTACCTGACGAAATCGCTGGGTTATCCACTGCTCCTGATAAACCAATAATATAACCATTCATAAATGTAGTATATGTATTTCTATTCTCAGGTGTTACTTCTACTTGGAAGAATCCACTGTCTTCATAGTCAAATGATATAGTACGTATCTGATACCTACCTGAAGTAACAGCTATAGCCCCTTGTCCTGAAGCTTCTCTTACGTACTGTGGTGACAGTGTATATTTAGATTCATAAGGGACACCTATAATTAAACTAGTGTGGTTTCCTTCTATTGTATATGTTGAACCTGTTGTATTTGTTGCTGTGTAATCAGCTCCTGTGCTAGCGTTCACAGCTAGTAATCCTGTCTTAGCTCCATATGGGCTAGTGAATGTAGTAAGGTCAGTACCTGAATTATAAGTTCCAGTTACAGATTTCTTAAGGTCTAGATATACATTATGACCTATGGTTTCATCTGATAAATCTTGTAGGTCAATACGTAGTAACTTTGTGTCTGTTCCTTCAGCTACAAATAAATATACAAAACTACGGTCTATCATACCACCTATTATCTTAGTACCAGCTAATGTCCACTTAGACCATGCAGTTTGTACTTTCTCACCTCTATCAAAGAAGTATTTGTACATATACATTGTGTTGGCATTGGTAGGTGATACAGCTGTTCCTGTAGTGTATGGTGCTGTCTGAGTGTCAGCTGTATCTGAACACAGCACTATCAAAGAATCTTCTGTTGTGTTACTTAATATTGAATAAGCGTTGTCAGGTATCAAAGTTTGTACCGCAACAGTAACATCTAAACCGTCATTAGTTAATGTATCATTGTCTGAATAATATTCTCTTACTGCTGTGTTTGCATTACGTACTTGTGAGAAGTAAGCATATCTACCTGAAGATACAGGTGTTACTTCATCATTGTGTGAGAATGTAGACACCTCATTCAACACAGCTGAGGTCGGGGTAATTGTCTCAGCTGCTGAAGCGAGTTTATACTGTGATGTGTCGGAGAATAACAGTAAGGTTTCGTTGAATGATATTGAATTTCTTAATACGTTTACAGTTGTACCTGAAGCTGCAACATCTATAACATCTGTATCTAATACCTGTGTTACTGTTGTTCCAAAGAAGTTAAAGTAATCAGCATTACCTGATAATATTAAATTCTCTCCAGCTAATATACCTAGTCTATTTTTATAGAATGTAAGGTTCTGTATTTTCTGTCCTACAAATGAAGGGTCAGGGTTTGTGACACCATCCCCAGCGTCTCGAGCTACATAAGTTTGACGTGCAAAAGTAAATGTTCCGTTATTATTATTAATAAGAGCATGTGGCATTGTAGAGTTATCTAACCCTGTACTTGTGTTGGGTGCTATACATTCTTCCCACACACCATTGCCTACATAGTTAACATAGTAATCTGATGTTGTATCACCAGCGTCACCTGTTACTTTAATCTTATCATCTAACTTTGCATAATAAGGTAACTTAGTAAAATCTTGTATCTCATCTTTAACAGCATACAGCTCACTGTTACCAGCACCATCATGTGTCTCTACTGTATAGTTAGCGTTTTGGTCTACTACATAACCACGTAATGCAGACTGGTGTTCTGTAAATGTAAACTCAGCAGTTACAGCTGAATAACTGCTTAAACCTTGTGTTGTACTTAGTGTTGCCCCTGTGTCTGCTCTAGTTAATTTAAACTCTATACTAGAAGAAGAGTTCCAATAAGTACTGCTTGTACCATATCTAAAGATATCTATTAGCTTTGCTGTATCTCTAAAATCTGTGTCATGGTTAGCGTCACTACCGTCAGGCATTTGTATAATTGCATTAATACCATAAGGTAAGTCAGGGTGAGTAAGATGTATTGCATACTCTCTACCAAAGTTAGTTACCTTAAACACTACATAAAAGTATTCTAGTTTAGCTGCTGTAGTTGTACCACTTTGTGCTGGTGTTATAGATTTGTTAGATACAAAAGTATAATCAGCAATGTTAACCATCTTAAGGTCATTCTTAGGATTGGTAGTTGTAAGATAAGATGTGCCGTCAGGAAAACTTACTGTCTTTTCATTGCCTTGTAAATCAAAAACTTTTACCCCACCGTTGTAAAATGCAACAATGTATTTATTGTTCTCATCTCTTTGTATGTTCCATATCTTTGTAGTGTTAGGAAATACGTTTGTAGCGTCTAGTGTAGCTATATATTCTGATGGTGGGCGTTTGCCTAAGCCTTTGATTATATTGTTTTGACAATTAATCTGTTCTTCACCTTGATTAATACCACGTTGGGTAGGTGTTTGTTGGCTTATACCATTCAGAAAGTTAGGTATCGACTGAGAAACTACTGCCATTAATAAGTCCTTCTAGGTGGTCTATTGATTATTGAATATGTATTTGCGTCACCTTCTAGTATGTTTACATCCTCACTTCTAGAATCAGATTGCTTAAAGTTATTATAAGCTTCCTGTTCATCTATGCTCATTAGTTCAGATAAACCAGCGTCACCTATGAATCTAGCTGCAAAACGTCTAGCGGCTTTTACTGTAATATAGCGTCTAGCATATTCAGGTAGTTGTTCAAATTGTTGTACTAATACAACATCTAATGGTGGGACGATTGTAAAAACGTCTGTGTGGTTATCTAGGTCATACAGTTTACCATCACGTATTACTACGTTTTGATATCTGTGTGTTGCATGAGCGTCAGCTTGGACGCAGTTGGAAGGTAATGGAATCTTACTATCATCATCTATTGAGTAAGTTACATTGTATTCTGTGTTAAAGTTCCAGCCTTCACTTTGTACAGAAAGGCTAGTTTCATCTAAGATATTTATAGCGACAGATACGTCTACGTTTGTTACGCCGCTAATTGAGTTAACAGGTGCTTCTCCAATAGCAGAGAGCATGGTGTTGATAGCTTGTAACTCGGTAGTTGGTGTTATTTGTGTTGCCATAATTTCCTCAGTAAAGAGGGGACAGCCAAAGCCATCCCCTCAAGGTTAAGTATAAGAAACGATTAAGCTTCTTTAATACCTACAGACGCTTCAGGACGGAGCACGCCGTGACCCATAGCATACTTAGCTACCATCAATGTACCTTGACGTCTTATGTCATATTCCATTTCAGTTGCTAAGTCCATGAGCTTAACAGTACCCGCAGCTGAAGGATGGCAAACCAATGCAACATAGTTAGCTAAGTTAACTTGTTGTGGGTTTGAACCACCAGCTGTAGCAGAACCGCCATCAACGTTTGTTGAAGATGAGAAGTCTGAAGCCACAAAGTGTGGTGTTGGTACTAATTCAATACCAGCAATCTTCAATACTTTTCCTTCAGCAATAGAACCTTGACCACTAAAGTCAACATTCACAGCGTTAGTAGCGTTTGCTAATTTATAATACTCTTCAAGTCTGATGAAGCACTTACGTCCTTCTCTTGGCACATAGTTAGCGTCAAGTTGTTTTGCAGCGTTGAAAAGTTCATCAATCATTGCGTTAGCAGCTGTAGCAGCTGTAGCACTAGCGATTGAAGTGTTTGTTAGGACAGTTCCTGAAGCGTAACCTGAATCAGATACGTTTGCAGAAGCCTGAGCCGCTTGTCCGATTGTTTGTAGGATGTGCTTATCTTTTTGGAAAGCCAATGCTCTACCGATTTCGGATGAATAAGAACCTCTAACATCATAATGATTTTTTGCTTCTTCTATGTTAGAAAGAAAAACAGAAGATATCAATAAGTCATTGATTGTTATGATTTTCTCGTTGTGGTTTACGTCACTACCAGTGATTTCTGTACCAGCTGTGTGATAAGAAGCGTCAATTCTACCCATTACAGGGAATTGTGCACTTTTACCATTACTGATTGTACGGACAGTTTCAGCTCCTTGAGTTACTGAAGCACGTTCAAATGAAGTTAAAACTTCGCCTGAAAATACTTTAAGAAATAGAGCGTCTTCTGAACCACCAGCGTTGACTTTACCGACAGATACTGGACTAGCATTTGCCATAATAAATCTCCTTTGGTTATAGTTTAGTTGTTGTTAAACGCCTCTAAGTTTCGTCCCCAAGATTGTCTTCCGCAGAAGGTCAAGTTACTACTACTTGTTGGCAGCTGCCATCTAACGAGATAGCACAGCTATTAGCACTTCCATTTACGTAAAGCTAGAGCCTTACGTGTTGGCTTTCCATTTGGTTTTTTCATTGCACCTTTAACACCACTCATTCTTGCACAGAAACTTTTACGTCTCCCAGCTGCTTTAGAACCTCTTTTAACTTTTCCTGTTACAGGTGCTTTGAGGTTAGCCCCAGTCTTCCGTTTATAATAACGTCTACCAGCAGCATTTAAGCCACCGCTGGGGCTTTGGTGTTTCTTTGCTGGCATTTACTTTTTCTTTCTTACTGTTTTCTTTTTAGGGAAACCAGCTTTCATATTAGAATATGCCTTAGATGATATAGTTGATTTAGATTTAGGTCTGCTTGTACCAGCCTTTTTACGTGCATTGATATTTGCATATAGTCCACGTTTAGCCATTAGCATTTCCCTTTCTTTTTAGTTTTGCCTTTCTTCATTGGTTTACCGTATGCCATAGTTTTCTCCTATAAGTTACTGTTTGCTAATTTCTCTTGTACTTCAGCTTGGAACGCTGGGTCTTTAGCATATCTTGGGTCACCCATGTCAGCTTGTACTTGAGCCCATGATTCATAGCCACCTTGTGAAGTAGGGGCTGCTTTACCTGATAGTAATTTAGGGTCAGTACCATTAGCTGCTGTGTATCTAGCTTGTAAACCAGTAACAGCTAGCTTGATAGTTTCCATATCACCACTGTTAACAGCATTGTTATAAGCTGTCTGTTCAGCTTCAGTTAAATTTTGTCCAGCCCATTGAGTCATCTCTACGTAAGCTTCTTCTCCACCTACTAAGCCTTTGACTTCAGTGCCTTGTTGTAATGCCCTAGCTTCTTGTCCAGCAATAAACTGGTCTACGATATCTCTACTGATACCAGCTTTCTCTAATCTTTCATAAGACTCATCAGCTAGTTGACCACTCTCTGCATATTCTGCACTGAGTGAATCCATGTCAAGCCCAGCAGACTCAACAGCTTCATCAGCTTTTATTTCTAAATCACTCTTAGGTTGTTCTTCAGCCTTCGCTTCTTCCTTAGGTTCTTCTTTAGGTTGCCCTAATTTAGATTCTAATTCAGCGTATGATTTAGCCATTGCTTCAATAGATTCAAACTTCTCAGGTAAACCCTCAGGTCTAGAAGATTCTACTTGTTCTTCTACTGCTGGGGCTTCTGATGTAGTTTCATCTGATTGTACTACTACTTGTTCTACCATTTATTTCTTCTCCTTTATTGTGGTTTAGTCATGTTATTAGCAACAGGTTGTACTACATCCTGTGCCATATCCATCATTTGTTGCTGTTGCATTTGTTGTTGAGCAGCTTCTTGCTCTTGAGCTAGTTGCTCTTCACTCTTAATTAATCCTTCAGTGTCAATACCTAAGCTGGTAGCAACACGAGTAATCAGGTCATTAGGGTTTAATACCTGTACTACTTCAGGGCTAATCTGAGCTAGCTGTCCTATCTCCATAACAAATTCTCTTAGTTTCTGTAGGTCATTACCACGTCCTAAAGCTTCTATACCTGTGATAATAGTAGGTGCTACAGAATCTTTTGGAAGCTTCGGTATCTCATTGGATTGAGACATACGTTTCATTAATACTTGTACTAATGGTAACTGAAACTCTTGAGATAATAATGAGTATATACCACCCATACTAGTCTCTAACTGTTCAGCCATGTATCTAATCTCTTGGGCTGTTACACGTTCAGCGTCTCTTTGTATTGCTGTGTGTAATAAGAAAGCGTATGACATACGTTCTTCTAGTCGTCCTATGCTACGTTCTACAATACCTAAATCATATTGCTTCTCAGTTTGCAAACATGTTACGTCGTCTCTTTGTCCTGTAATTATGTCCCCGTTTCTAGTGTTGGCTAAATCTTTTTTACGGGTCACAGCGTTAGGTCTAACCATAAATACTACTTTACTTGCAGCTGCTGATGATTCTACTAGTGATTGTGATAGTCCCTCTAGTGACCTTAGGTCTCCTAGAAATTCCTCTACATAACCACGCCCATAGTCTTCACCATCTACTCTTACCATACGTAATGCTTGGTAAGGCATGTTGTCTTTAGGATATGTACCTACTGAGCTTGGTATCTTGTGTCCCATAACTTCTTGGCATACATAGTACTTGCCGTCAGGTAATCTGTATATATGAGTATATATCTCACAGTCCTCATCTTCTTTGTAATCAGGATATTTACCTATAATTTGTAGTGTCTCTTCATCTAATGCGACTGGACTAATGCTTTCTTTAATAATTACTTCTAATAAATTACCATCTTCATCACGTCTGCACACAAATTGTGTTATACCATACACACGCATATTGCCTTTCTTAGGTAGATATGTTAGTACATTACCACTTACAATAAGATGTTTTAGTGCTTCAAATACAGATACTCTAAGTGCTAGGTTTTCTATTTTCTTGTGTATCTCACGCTCAATTTTGGCTAGAGACTTCTCAATTTCAGATTGTAATTCAGGGTTCTGCTCTAGTTCTTCTTTAGTTTTACCTGATAAAGATAATCTAAAAAAAGGTGAGTTGGGTGGTAATAATAATAATAGAAGTTTAGAAGCTAGGTTGTTGACACCTCTTGCTCCTACTGATTGAAATGGGGTATATAGTTCTGAGCTTGACTCGAAGCCGTCGTCAGGAATAAGGGTAGGAATTGTAAGTTCTGAGCACTCACGGGCTCTATCGAGATAATGTTGTCTATCTGCTTGTAGCTTTTCATAGCGTTGTTTCGCTGTTTCTTTCATTATCTCTTGCATAATTAACTAATGTTTAGACCTGACCCTGAAGTAGGAATAGATAAGCCTGATGTTTGTAGAGCCTTTGTACCTCTACGTTTAACTTTCTTTTTCTTTTCTTCTTCAGTCATCTTATCTTCAGCTACCTTAAGTGTAGGTGCTATCTCTTCTCCTGATGGTGAAGCGATAGGTGGAGCTGGAGTAGGTGCTGGTGGCGGCGTAGATACTTTTGGGCTACCTGTGCACATATTATTTATCTCTCTCTTTAAGTTGATTAATGAAACGAACAACATCACGTTGTCCAGCCTTGAAGTATATGTCCTTCATTTCATCTGATAAGTCAGGTGACTGCTCAGGATATATAGTATTTAACAATTTAATAAATTGTGGTACTGTCTTAGGTAGGGTAATTTCTTCTTCATCCTTGCCTATTATATCTTTTATAAACATATTTTATCCTTCTAAAACGGGTACTTTAAGTCCATAGTGTACCAGTTATTGTTCCTTTATTGTATTCAGTTGCTCTATTCTCAAAGAAGTTAGCGTGCTCAACGCCATTAAGCACCCAGTCTAACCACTCTAATGGGTTATCTTTTACTTTGTAGTTAGGTTTCAATGATAGTTGTAACAGCCTACGGTCAGCAATGTATCTTATGTATTGCTTAACTTGGTCAGGTTCAAGCCCACGAATACCGCCTTGTTCAAATGCTAGGTCAATAAACTTATCCTCTAGCTCAACCATGTCTCTACAAGTTTGATAGATAGTGGCTTTGAAATCATCATTCCATACGTTTGGATTCTCTTTAATCATTTCTTTAAATAATTTAATCATACTCTCTACATGGTGTGACTCATCACGGATAGACCATGTAACTATTTGGCACATCCCTTTCATGCGACCAAAGCGTTGGAAGTTAAGTAGCATAACAAAAGAAGCGAACAGCTGTAGTCCCTCACCAAATGCTGAGAAACAAGCTATGTCTCTAGCTAGTCCTTCTACCCCTTTACCTTTATCTTTAAATAAGTATTTATGTTTATCAGCCATCTCCCTGTATTCTTGAAATGCTTTGTACTCTGTCTCAGGTAATCCGATAGTATCATTTAGTAATGAATAACTATGAGCATGATTAGACTCGCTGGCTGCAAAAGAAGTTAACATCATACGTACTTCAGGTGCTTTAAACTTAGGTAAGTATTTATCTAGGTAAGCCTTAGCTATATCTACATCACCTTGTGTAAAGAATTTAAGTATCTGATTAATAAGATTCTTCTCAGGTTCTGTTAGCCTTTCATTCCAGTCTCTTACATCTTCATGTAAAGAAACCTCTGAAGGTAGCCAGTGCATTTTTTGTTGCATGTCATAGGACTCAAACGCCCAGCCATATGTAAATGGTTTATAGTGTGTACGTTCTTTAAATAAATTCATTATCCCTCGCAAGCTATACATTCCCCATCAGGAATGATTGTTCGTTCTATCTTTTGTGACACTAGTTCTGCTCTCTTCATTGCTTCTGAGCGACAGTAGTATAGTGTCTTGAGTTTTCTTTTCCAAGCCAACATGTGTATGTCATGTAACTCACGGATGTGTACATCAGCTGGAATGAATACATTAACAGATTGTCCCTGACAAATAAACTCTTGTCTGTCTGCTGCGTGTTCTATTACCCACTGTTGATTAATCTCTATGGCTGTCTTGAATGTATCCTTCTCATAATCAGTAAGACCTTTGAGTTTTAATACTGAACCTCTGTTGGCTAGTATCTTCTTCCATGTCTTCTCATCATTCATACCTTTGCTTTCTAATAGTTTTTCTAAGTGTTTATTCTTAACCAAGAATGAACCTGACATAGTCTTCTGTACATAGGCGTTAGCCCTGTATGGTTCAATGGCTGGTGATGTAGTACCACATATGATTGAGCTAGAAGCGTTAGGTGCGATAGCAAGTAAGTGAGCGTTACGCATACCTGTGCCTTCCATGTCAGGTGCTTCACCTTTCTTAATAGCTAATCGTTTAGATTCTTTGACAGCTTGTTCCTTAATATGTTTAAACATTTGTAGGTTCTTAGACTTAGCTAGTGCTGATTCAAATGGTATGCCTTTAGATTGTAAGTAAGAATGGAATCCCATTGCACCTAACCCTAAGCTACGTTCATTCACAGCAGAAAACTTAGCCTTGTATAAAGTGTCAGGTGCGTTGTCAATAAAGTGCTGTAGCACATTATCGAGAAAGTGAATTAAATCAGGTATAAACATTGGGTCAGCTTTCCAGTCATCATACTTTTCTAAGTTGACTGAAGACAAACAACACACAGCTGTGCGTTCTTCATTCGTTGGCAATGTTATCTCTGTACATAAATTAGAATGGTTTACTTTTAAACCTAAATCTTTTTGTGCTTGAGGTAGCCCATCATTAACTGTGTCACCAAACATAATGTATGGCTCACCTGTTGCTACTCTGCTTTCTAATATGCGTTGCCATAACTCACGAGCTGCTATAGTTCTTACTGTTTCATTTGTATGGGGGTCAATTAGATTCCAGCTATCATCAAACGTTGGTTCTTTGATACAGTTATTAATTAGTTCCATGAAGTCATTAGATATATTAATACCATGATGTAGGTTAAGACACTTCCTGTGTACATCACCGCCACTAGGCTTACGCATATCTAGAAACTCTATAATCTCAGGATGGCTTACGTCCATGTAAGCGGCATAGCTGCCCCTTCTAGTCTTTCCTTGTGAGAAGGCTAACATCTCTGAGTCTACTACATGTAGAAAAGGTATTGACCCTGACGACTGAGAACCATTGCTAGTGCCAGTTCCATCTGAACGAATGTGTCCCCAGTATCCACCGACCCCACCACCGACAGAAGCCAGCCATGCGTTTTCAGTGTAGTGTCCAGTCAGTCCTTCTCTACTATCAGGTACATAATTAAGAAAGCATGAAATAGGCATACCTCTATCTGTACCACCATTAGTTAAAATAGGTGTAGCGTACATGAACCATAGCTTAGATGAATAATTATATATACGCTCAGCCATCTCATCATTATCAGAGAAAGCTTTAGCCGCTCTCATAAATGCCTCTTGTGGTGAGGTCTCTTCAGGTAACAAGTACCTATCATGTAAGGTAGTCTTACCAAACGAGGTTAACAATTCATCTCTGCTATAATCCATATCCACTCCTATAATATGTCGAGAGGGTTCACATGTGTGTTCTCTCTAATTAATATATCTATATACTCTTTTGCTTTCTTTAAGTCCTCAAGCTTACCTTCCATGTCCTTGTGCTTGGTACGCCAACGACATACATATTTGATAACGTTAGCCTCACAGTAAGGTATCTCATTGTGCATTATAAAAGTTACAGGTTGTATTTTATAATTGGCATAATGCTTGGGATTGATTGCATTTATCTCTACCTTTTTCTTGGTTCCCATAGTTTTACTTCTCCAGTTTTTTTGTTGTACTCACCGTGCCGTAGTATACGGGCACACCTAGCTTGTTGTAATGCTTCAGCTTCTGTGTATCCCTTCTTATCATAGGCTTGTAAAACTTTGTCCCACAGGTCTAAGAGGGGTACATTAATATCTGTCCCTAGTATCTTCTCAGCTGTCTTGATACCCACAGTAGGACACCCAGTGTATCCGTCTACTGCGTCACCAGTAAGTGCCTGAGTTATGAACCAGTAGTCAGCTTGATAAGGAGTTACCCTATCAATAGTAATACCATCAGATGACACACCTACTGGTATTTGTTTTAAGTCTTTATCAATAGATACAATAACTTTATCTACATCAAAGTGTGGCTCAGGTGTGGTAGCTAAGATACCTAAGACATCATCAGCTTCTAAGTTGTCCCACATGATTCCTTTGTGATGTTCCATAATATGCTTACGCAACACTGGAAGTATCAGCGGCTTACGTTTAGCTTTACGATTGTCTTTGTATGTAGGTAGTACATCCTTTCTAAAATTAGTAGGGGATGTTAAACATATCTTAACTCTGTTTGCTTGTAAGTCTTGTTTAAGTTTCTTAATAGCTTCATCTATTAGACCACAGCACTTGTCTTCATATGAATGTAATGTCCATAGTCCATCACCCCAGTTAACTGCTTCTTCATTTTGAAGAGCCACTGTGTAAATAAGAATGTCACCATCAATAAGTATCTCTCTCTTAGTACCCATAGGTACTTGTGGTTGTCTCTCTGTCAATGTGTTTCGCTCCAGTTGTTACCGACTTTGTATTCACCAGTCAGTGGTATTCTTAAATCAAAGTACTTGCCTGTTGCTTCGATAGCTTCAACAGCTTTCTCACCAATGACGTCTGCCCAGTCTGAGCCACACTCTACTTGTATCTCATCATGCACCCACACCACTTGGTTAACATTCATGTATCCTTGTGTCCTTTTATTAAACTCAACCAACCAACGTTTGCATACTAATGCACCACTTGATTGTAGTAATGTATTCAATGCTGAATGTGCTGAGCGTACCTTAACGTTCCTACCATCTAGTCCTTTGATGTAACCTTTAACTGCTGCTGTTTGTACAGCTCCTATAAGTTTACTCAAAGCTGGTAAGTTGTTTAAGAATCTTTGCTTAACTTGTTTGGCTTCCTTCACTGTCTTACCAGTAACATCAGCTATCTTGTTTACGCCACCACCATACAAGAAACAATAATAGAAACGTTTAGCTAAATCTCTTGAATCAAGACCAGCTAGCTTCTTTGTCTCTGTATGTATGTCACCGTCAAGTACCACCTTAGTATATGCACCGTTGTCAAACTTAGCCATGTAATGTGCTAACATTCTGACTTCCAATGCTGATACATCTATACCCACTAGCTTACGATTGAATGGTGTAGTAAATAATTCTCTACACTCTTTACCGTAAGGTGCATGAGCACTGGGTACTTGTGCTAAATTAGGGTAGGCATGGCTGGCTCTTGCAGTCACTGTCGAGTTGGTGTTGCAAGTGCCGTGAAGTCTGCCAGCTTTAACAAGCTTCAACCATGCCTGATTACCTGTGGCTAACTGTCCAATCCTTTTATCTAAAAGAAAATGTTCAGCGAGGAGTTTAGCCTCAGGATAATCTAAACTGTTTAGTACTGAGTCATCAACCTTAGGCTTACCATCAGTTGTATACTCATCAGGTTTCCAGTCATACTTATCTATCAGTCTTTGTGATACATGTTGTCTACTGGATGGATTAAATGTTTCTTCATGCTTCTTAATAAATGGTTGACCCTTAACATATCCTCTAGTCTTGTTGTTAACTTTAGGTATGAATATTGTCTCTTTAATTATAGGTGGGAATAGTTCTTGTAGTTCTTCTTCTATATCTAAGCGTCTAGCTTCTAGTTTACCATAGAGTTCTTTGGCTTTGTCTTCATCAAACATAAAGCCATATTGTTCTTGTTTAAATACAAGCTTAGCTACGTCATGCTCTAGTTCCATAGCTTGTTTAGAGTAACCTTTCTTTTCTATTGCTCGATACAAACCAACGTTAACATGAACGTCTTGCTTACAGTACTCTAACATTTCAGGGGTAAATGTTTTCCAGTCTGTTTCTATGTGTGCTTTGTACTTACCAATGCGGTGTCCCCATGACTCAAGACTGTGTCTGCCTATAAGCTTAGTGGGAAAGTCATTACCACGCTTAAAGTCTGCGTCTCTAATGTCAGGAAATAATAAACGTGTAGCGATAATGGTGTCAAAGATTTCTCCTTTAGGTTCAAAGTCATAAAACTTTTTTAACATAGGTAAATCAAACTTAACTATGTTGTGTCCAATTAATAACTTAGCACGACTCATTAACTTAATAGCGTCCCAGTTATCAACGTGTATTATTTCATCTTTGTCTATGTCATACAAGATAATACAATGTATCTTAGTCGCTTCATCCATGAGTCCATCAGACTCAATGTCAAACACGTATCTCCTCTTCATTTTAAATGTTCTCCTTTGCTTAACTGTTCTCTATATTCTTTTAGGTCACGCTTGAACCAAACCTTTTTAGTTTCAGGACAGACGTAAACTATTTTTACTCCAAGCTTATTGCCAAGTGCATTAGTAATACGTGAAGTAACCCAGCCCTTTGCGTTGTAGTATGCACATTTGAAATCAATGTAGATACATTCATGTGTCTTCTGATTAATGGCAACACAATCAATTACACCTTGCGGTGCAACGTTAGTGAATACCCAGTAACCTTGCTCGATTAACCATGCCTTGCCGAACAGCTCAGCCCAGTGTCCCTTGTCATTTTTCTTCATAATTTTATTTTAATTATTTTTTGTATTACACAAGTCGGAATGATAGTGGTGTTCCCGATATCTTTTATCTTACCATCACTATCTATGTTGAAGTCACTAGCGAGTCTAGTCACCTTGTTATCTTTTTTAATTAACCACCCACTAGAAATACATATAGGTAGCTCATCAGTAATGAGGTCATCAATGTCACGCCAGTTACTATCAGATTCTATATCAACCCAATAGACCATAACGAAGTCATGCTTGATAAGGTCTAGTTTAGGTAAGTATCTTTTCTTTTCCATTTTATTTATATTTAAAAACATATTTAGACCACAAATAACTACGTGCAATACCTATCACTGTAAATATCAATGCTAAATGAAACATATCCCACACTGGTATATGTATATTAAAAAAAGGAAAGACGATAATTTGTATTATCATTGATAAAACTAGACCACTTCCAATGTCTAACGTTCTGTGTATTAAGTGTGTTGTGTTCTTCATAATTAGTGTACTGAGTGTTTGACTACTTCTACTTGAAGTGCCCTTGTGTCTCCCTCTTCTGCTAACATATCTAATGCGTTGTTTAATAATTTTTCTGCTAGCTCAGTGCCTATTGGTATTTGAATAATATTATTCGTCTCTTCAGTCTCAGCTAAAGCTTTCATTATTATCTGTGTCCATTGTACTGATTTATATTCCACGTTAGAAGTCGTCCTGTACATCTCCATCTGTCTCCCGTAAACATCCTGTTTCTAAATCATAGTAGAGTGTACAAGCTTTGCCTGTCTCTCCACTAAACCTATTCTTCAACACGTTAACCTGAGCCAAGTTCTTGTCTGACTGTAAGTCTCTAGACATACTTATAATCATATCAGATAACTGACCGATTGACGCACTTCCACGTAAACTATTCATAGATACTGCAACCCCATCCTCATATCCTTTGTTCCCTTCAGGTCTCTTAAGGTGGGACACCAGTATTAATCCAATGCCTGTCTCTTCTACTAGAGTCCTAAGCTTTGATACTGTATAATCTATAAGTTTACGTTCGTCACTTGTAGTCTCATCACCAACGGCTGATAGAGCCATGTGTAAGTGGTCAAGTATTACGAAGTCAACGCCGCACCCTTTAGCTAAGTATCTTATCTTAGATATTAAATTGTCACTGGCTGTTGAGCCAAAGTGATTATATAAATAAAACTTACCACCACCCACAGTGCTGTCGAATACTTCTTTAAGTTTCTTATCGTCGACACCTTTGCGGTCTAAGTGTAATGGCTTACCCATTTCTATTCCCATGATACCCAATGCACTACGCTTGATAGATTCCTCTAGTGCTATGTACCCAACGCTGAAATTATTTTTCAGTAAATGTAAGGCTACATGTCTACAGAAACTAGACTTACCTACACCACTACCAGCAGTGACAGTAACTAGTTCTCCCTTGCGTAGTCCATGTGTCTTAGTGTTAAGACATTCAAATGGATATTGGACTGTAACATAGCTATCTTCTTTTCTAATATCTTCCCAAAGGTCAGCACCAGCTACAATGCCATCAGGCTGGTAAGCTTTAGCTGACCAAACGCAGTCGATAAGCTGTTGTGATTTACCAGCACATAGCATTTCGTTTGCGTCCTTCAAAGGCAATGAACATATCTTTGCCTTGTTTGGTGAGAAGATTTTTGCACATTCAGTGGCAGCCTCTTTACCAGCTGTATCATTATCAAACATTAGAACGACAGAGTCGAAACCCTCAAGCCATTCTAACTCTTTAAGTAAGTCACGCTTAGCCCCCTTAGCTCCAGTCTTTACTGATACTACAGGATATTTATTTTGATTTACTTTCGAGACAGAGAGAGCGTCAATCTCACCTTCAGTCACGATAACCATTCTTCCCTTATCACGCCATAGGTGTTGACCAAATAACTGAGCGTCTTTAGCTTCGCCTATCCACTGGAAACTTTTATCAGGGTAGCGTAACTTCTGAGCTACTAGTTCATGGTCTTTGTTATAGTAGTTGGCTATCTGCACTGGTCTCTTATGAGCTGTGCCTATTTGATAATCAAACTTCTGTAACGTATCGACATCTAGTTTGCGTTTGGCAAGAGCGGTGACAGTACCACTGACAAAGTCAGCAGTGTCTTTAGTGGTGGTAGGTGTTGTCATTGACTCTCCATTTGTATGATATCCACATCCAAAACAATAACTGTGTCCATCACTGTATACGGCTAAGTTATCCTTAGACCCACACGACGAACATGGTGCATGGTGTAGAAATGTGCTTTCATTTTGTTCCATTCTTATAGGGGTACTTAATCGTACGGCTTTCTATCTTGTAGTTTCTTGTAAGCTTGGTGGACTAAGAACGCTACCTCACCTGACCCACTTCTAAATGTTTCTTTAGTGATAGCTTCTAGCATACCCTTTACTTCATGTGTTACTACTACTTGTGTGTATTTTGATTTTCTTTTTTCATTTGCGTCCATAAATTTTTTCTCCATTTTATTTTAGTAACTCTTGTACATTAAAGTTAGGCTCAGATGTATGGAAGATGTCCCTGTGTCCCATTATTTCTATGACATCAGGATACTGTTTCTTCAAATCATCTACTGCCCACTTCAATGCTTTAAATTGTTTGAGAGTATAATTGCAATCAGATGTACCATCATCTTTACCACCACCTATCAATACAATACCAATAGAATTTTTATTGGTTGGTTGGTATTTGGCTCTGTTCATATTGTAATGTAAGAAGCCACCAGCTGAATCAATATCTCTACCGTCTTCTACTGTGCCATCTCTCTTTATTACTTTATGAAACCCACCTTCGAGTAACCCTTCCTTGCGTCCCTCTATGTCCATCTCTCTACTGCCCCAGTCTGTATTAGGTGCAGTGTGAGAACAACAGACTACTATGTATTTGGTTTCTTTCCTTTGATTTCGCATAGCCATTCCTTTGGAATATGTTTAGTAGCATACTTGAAGCCATACTTTTCACACCACATACCATACGTGGTCTTACTCCGTTTATTTATCTTGGCTTTAGCATTGCTGAATAAGAATCTGATATCCAGTTTAGGATATTGTTCTTTAATTAGTTTCATTTTTTGTCTATCTGCTGTCGTAAACAATCCCTTAGTCTCAATGAATATGTCTTGCTCAGGAAGATAGAAGTCAGGTGTGTAAGTATGTAGCTTCTCAGGTTTAGTATATTTTAATTTAGTTTCTTCAAACTCATAACTAACACTCTCACTTCTAAGTTCCCCAGCAATACGTTCTTCGAGTCCTGACCTGAAGCCGTAAACAATTCCGACTTTTTTAGAAGTCAGAGGTTTCCGTTTCAGTCGTGCTCTCCATGTCATCTTTAACTTGTGTCTCCTGATGTTCGTAGCCATCTGTCTCATCAAACCCAAAGCCTTTAGCATTACCGCCACCGCCTTCTACTAGTTTGATTATTTGTACTGCTCTCAATCTCATAGAAACACCAGCACCAACCATAGCTGTGTAGTACGGTATCAATTCAGCTGAGACTTTCATCTCACTGCCTGACCATACGTTCACATCTTTAGGCATTGGCGTACCCTTAGCGTCAAACAATGCAACCTTGTTAGGTATAATTGTGCCGTCCTTAGATACTATCTGTGCTTTGCATTTGAATTTAAAGATAGTGTTGCCAGTTGGATTACCAGCTTCATCTACTTCTTCAAAGTAGGGTGCGTCAGCTTGTTTAATCTTCTTGCCCTTAGCTTTTTCTTGAGCTATTTCCTTAGAAGTTTCCAAAGCTTTATCAATGCGTTGCATTAACTCTCCAGCGTCCTCAGTTTTTAAGATGAGATTAGTTTTATAATGTCCATTCTCATCAAAACGAGTATCAGGCTGTGTTAACCACGCATATTGACTGACGCCAATAGGTGTTACTACTTTTTCATTTTGTTGTTGTGCCATTTTATCTCCTTGATTATGGTTTATTATCTTATATGGGTACTTTATGCAAAGAAGAAGTCACACTCTCTCAGCTTCTCAATATCCAAGTTACCCTTATCTAATTCTTCAGGTAACTCTTTATGTAGTTCTACTGGTAGTTGTGTTTTGACATCTTCCTTAAACTCTTTAAGTACATCCGTCTCTGTAAACGTTTGAATAAATGCTTCCTTCAATGCACCACTCAACATCTCTACATCAGCAGCTGTAGTTCCGAAGCTGTCATGCACATTACAAAAGTTTCTTATACCATTTTCATATGCAATATTAACAGTCCTCATCATAGCTGATGAGTCGAGTGAGTGTACAAAGTTAGGTGCAACACCATTACTCATACGTAGTTTGTCTGTCTTGTCAGTCTCATAGTTTACTCGAGGCTTAATAACCTCTCCGAGTAACATGGTCTTGACTCTCTTGCTCTTCATTTCAGGGTAAGATTGATAGACAGGAAAGCCGACAGGCGTTGTCCAATGTATAGGTAATTGCTCTTTGGATACAACCTTAGCTATCTTTTGTAGGTAGTCCATGCCCATACGAGCTGATGTTAGATTGTCTCCAATGCTATCCCATATCACTCCAGCTAAATAAATAGCTGGCTTGAATACATCAGTATTGAACGGGTGGTCTTCCCCCTTATCTTTACGCTTGGTCAAGTCTTCTACTACAAAGTCAGTGCATGAGTATCTCGTAGACCCATAGCATATAGTCATAATGCTACGCTTAGTGGTACTGCGTTTGATTCCATACTCTAACCATGCGTGTGCATAAGGCTTGCCCTCAGCTTTATCTTGTTTCAGTTTCTCTATCACTGAGTCAGCGACAAGCTGGTAGATGTCCTGTGGTGTTTCACTAGGGACAACATTGACCAGCTTACCAGCTATCTCATCACGTAACATTAGCGAGTATAACTGTAACCCATTACAGCTACCGTCTATCGAGACAGGCAAGTGTGATACATAGCCGTAGCCTGTATCTTGAAACTCAACCCACTCTTTACACCAAGCGAGGAATTGAAAAGGTGAGTCAGCTTCTTCCCATTCTCGATTGACGATAGGGTCTTCAACAATACGACGAAACATTTGCATGTTGTCCTTGTCCATAGACCAGTCTGCTCTCTGTTCGAGAGTAATCTTATCGTTCCCCCACACGTTAGCACCGTGTACGGCTAACCAAAAGCCCCCGCTGTTGTCTTCAGTTATCTCTTTACCATGTGAGAAATCTAACAGTGCCTTAGCACCATTGATTCCCTGATAGTTTAGAAATGCTGGGACACAATAGGCTCTCCCTCTGAAGTCTAACTGTAAGGGAAAGTATATGTTCTCATAATCTTTAAACTTATTAGCTTCCCACAGTATCTTAGCGTACAGTAATCTCTTAGAAAACATACGGCTATTCTCTGTGTGACAGATGACCGCTTGTTTCTTCCACTCCTTACGTGCTACCTCATTGGTATCAATGTCATGTGGCTTGTTAGGTATCTCCATGTTCTTAATTGGTGGCATACCACCCATAGCAATACCATTGTCCCAAGCGTGCTTCATCACATCTAGTACAAACGTGTTAACCCTGAAGCCAGTCGACTGCATGCGGTTAACTGCGTTGTATACTTCAGGCATATCAAAGTTCTCTAGCTCACGCTTGAATAACTTATTCTTTTGTTTGACTAAGTCTAGTTCAGGTAACTCCTTTGTCCAGTATCCACCACCTGTCACTGTCTCCCAGTTCTTAGGTGGCATGACAGTTGGTAGGTACTCAGGATTCAATAGCTCATTAAAGTTATTTCTATTCTTTATCCATTCTCTAGTCTTAGATGTCTGCTTGATTATCTTAGTACGCTTACGATTGATAACCTCAAGTCCAAACTCAATCATACCTGTAGCTGACTGCATAAACTCGATAAGTCTCATGCCTGTGTGTAGCTTCTCTTCCGTAGTCCACTCTTCCCACATAGCCACGTCGTCCCTCTTAGCTGATTCCTTTAGCTTACGTCTCTTGTATGCGTAGTTCCATGAACGCTTGTCCAAGTCATTCTTAACTGCGTCAAACAATTCAGGGTTCAGGTTCTTGAAGTTACGAAGAGATGTCTCAGTCTCAATCTTACCACCCAATGCAATACTCGTAGCCGTCAATGGCTTATGCTGAGTGATAGTATTGATGACATGCTTAGCACATATCATGGCTGACACCTCAGGCTCTATCTCTCTTAGCTTAATAAAAGCTTTCTCAGGCTGACCCTTAGCTTCAGCATTAGATTCAAGATAGGTCTGTATGGCTTGTGCCAGTGGTCGTATGGTATTAGCCACCATGACTTTACCATAGCTGGTCACTGACTCCTCTTCACGCTGGATATGAGAGACCCGACGCTTATTGACTCGCTGTTTACCCAGCTTAATCATCTCAGCTTCATGGTCTAACTCATCAGCGTACTCTTTTATATTCTTAAATATCTCTACCATGTATACTCCTTAGGTTAATGTGTATTGGTATCTTATATGGGTACTTTAGTCCCACTTCCCCACATGATGAGGTTTCCTAAGCTCACTAGGGTGTACGCCCTTAGTTATCCAAGTCTCATACATGTGACGTCTTACTGCGTCATGCTTACCAAAGTCATGCCAGTCCAGTGTGTTTAAGAATTGTTTGTAATGTCTCTCTCTTACTGGATTCCACCCGACTGGTGATTTATTTACTGCGTTTTTACTGTTTGTCATAAATTGCTCCATTGTTAGTTTACTCATTCAAATATCTGCCCTTCAAATTGACGTCTCTCTAACGCCTCATCTATAAGGTCAGTATCAGCCCCAGTTATGTATTGCTCATCCACTTTAACATTATGTGCGTCATAGATTTCCATTTCTCCCTCGCCTACATTCCAGTAGATAGGATACACATAACCAAAGTTAAGTAGACAGTATGTGTCATACATAGCACTATCTAACTCATTCTGTTGCATATAGTGTTGAAAATTATCAGAGCCGTCTAACTCTCTGACGTAGTAGTAGTGAGACAACACTCGTCTCAGCTTCTTAGTTCTTAGACGTTCTTTTAGTAAGTGTAGAACGTTGTCATTTATTATCATTTCTTTCATTCTTTATTCTCCTGTTAATTTTATTTCATGTTCATATACTAGAAACTCATCTTCTTCTTCCCACCTAGCACCTGTTTCTATTCTACTTTCGTTGTGTTCTTTAAGCCAATCTTCCATACTCAATGTTGTAGTACCAGCATAGCTTGTCTCTATGACATCTTTTACTGTCTTGTCAAAAGCATGGTTAATAGGGTTATCTATATAAAATATTGTTCTAACTATCATTTTATTCTCCTGTTTCTTTTCTCATAGCCACTATAACAAAGTCGTAGCCCTCTACGTTTTGGTCAAGTGGAATTACATTATTAACTACTTGTAAAAGATTATTTTTACTGTCCCAGTCACTGCCTACCCATAAAGGTGACACGGCTTCCCAGCCATGCTTCTCTAGTTTACGTATTTGTGCTTTTGTTAGCTCCATTTTAATTTACCTCGCTATGTTATTGTTAAATAAGGAAACAGGTGTTTAAAGTACCCATATTAGTGTAAACCCCTGTCTCCCCTAGCTATATATACAGCTATATTACTTCCTACTTACTACCTATACATCTAACTCAGGTCTAACCCCACTAGCTATACAGTCAGTGATATACCTCATGCGTTTACTTG